CTCAAGCTGCTCAACCAGTGGCAAATGCTCAGGTTGCTCCGCAAGACCAAGCGATGGGTGGTAATGCCCAATTCAACGCGCAGTGGTCGAAGTAGTAGTTGTTTTCAGGATTGGCTCGAAGGAATTTCGGCAGAGTTTTTTCGATGCCAACCAGGATGTGGTCGATGATTTTATCGATCGCATCCAGCCTGAGAACATAGTAAAGATAATCGAGAAGAAACATGAATTATGAAAGGAAGATGCAGGCCGTCCTGAAAGTTTTGGAAAGGCCCAGGCTAAGTATGTGGGCTCTAGATTACTGGCACGATGTTTACTTGCAACTTGCTAAGGCACAGATAAATGAAACTGAGACAATACCAAGAACAATCCATTGAGGGTATAAAGAATTGGTTTGGCACACAAACCACACCCCCTCTGCTTGTTCTTCCTACTGGATCTGGAAAGACTGTAGTTTTTGCTACTCTCATACGGAACCTCTATCGGATTAATCCGAATAAAAGATTTTTAATTATCGCGCACAGACAAGAGTTGATTAGCCAAGCGCGAGATAAATTACTTAGCGTGTGGCCATGCGCTCCTTACAGCATTATGGCTGCGGGATTAAAAGAATTCGATGCAACCGCGCCTATTGTTATTGCTAGTAGGGACACATTGGCTTCAAAGAAACGACTACATGCATGCGAACCATTTGATTTGATTGTGGTTGATGAGGCCCACCATGTAGGCCCAGATAAAAACAGCCGGTATAGAAAGATACTTAGCCACCTCGAGGAGATCGGGGATCCGTATGTAATGGGAGTGACAGCCACCCCATATCGAATGGGCCAGGGCATGATCTATGGAATGGAAGATGATCATTACTTTGGTGGTGTGGCTCATCAGGTGACAATACCAGAACTCATAGAGCAAGATTACTTATGCAGGCTTTCTGCTTTTGCAGTAGCGGATAGCGCAATCATTGATGCCTCCACTGCCAGGTTAAAGTTTAAAGGTGGTGACTATCGAGAGTCTGACCTCGAGGTGATCGCTATGGAGGATCACACCATTGTGCAGATCATCGATGACTGGATAGACAAGGCCTTTAGTAAAGGTAGGACCAGCACCGTTTTCTTCTGCGTCACTGTCGCTCACGCATACAAGATGTGTATGTATTTAAAGAAGAGTGGCATTAAGGCCGCTGCCATTACAGCAGAGACTCCAGCCAAAGAAAGAGTGCAGATACTCGAGGATTTTGAGTCAGGAGAGATCAATGCTTTGTGTAATGTAGCCGTACTTACTGAAGGATGGGACGCTCCGCGCACAGATTGTATTGCCATATTGCGACCCACTAAGTCTTTAGGTCTTTATGTGCAGATCTGCGGTCGGGGCATGAGAACTTGGGGAGACAAGCAAGACTGTCTACTTCTGGATTACGGCGAGAACATGAAGCGCCATGGCTGTATCGATCGAGCCAAGCCAAAGAATAATAGAGATGAAACTGATGACAAGGTTTGGATCTGTGACTCTTGCCTGGGTGTTAACGACTGGGATGAGCAGTTTTGTTTTGAGTGCGGAGAGCCCAAGCCCAAGCCTGAGATTAAGATTGAAGAAGAGCCTGTACAGGGAGAGGGCATTGGTCCCGATCGAGATGTGGCGGCAGCTAACGAAGCGGCTGAGGGGTATGTTCTTTCAGATGAGATGCAAGAAGTTGGTGTTAAAGAAGAAACCAGGAAGGTAAGCAATGTTATAGCTGAAGCTACTGTATCGGCTAACGGTAACCTTTACTGCAAAGTTAAGTTCATGACTTATGACAGTTATTATCCTTACAGTTTGCCATTGATGATTGGCATGCCTGGTAAAGCTGGGCTTGCTGCTCACAGAAAGTGGAGCACACTAACTAGAGAAAAAGGTTATGAGCCCGATACAGTTGATGAAGCTGTCATGCTAATTAATAGTGGGGTATTTGATAGTATCCGTGAAATAGTAGTCAGAAAAGAGGGGAAGTACTGGAATGTTGTCAACGCAAATTTTTGAACAGATCGATGAAAAGATTGTTGAACTCGAGACTCGATATCGCAATCACTTGGGCATGAGTGGCATAGGCGATGACGATGAGAGAAAGCTTTGGCTAGGGTTCAGACACTGCCTTAATTCTAGTTTTGAGGGGCGCATGCTTAGATTATTTAATCTAGGAAACCGCATCGAGGACCAGGTTGTAGATGACATCAGAAGGACTGGGATCATTGCGGTCGCTAGTGAAGACGAGAATGGTAAACAATTTAGCGCGTCACTTCTTGGTGGACACTTTGCTGGATCATGCGATGGAATACTTAAAGGTGTATTACCAGAGCCCGATGAAGAGACTATTGTTCTGTTAGAAGTAAAAAGTGCCAACGATAAGCGTTTTAGAGAACTCCAGAAAGAGAGAGATTACGGAAGTTGGAGTGAAACTTATCGTTGGCAAATCCATTGCTACATGGGTGCGATGAGTTTAACACATGCTTTAGTCGTTGTGGTAAATAAAAACAACAGTGAGATCTACTCTGAGATCATCGAGTTTGATCCGAGCATCTGGGAGAAGGCCCAAGAAAAAGCCAGGAAGATAATATGCAGCGACTCCCCTCCTCCGCCCTCGAGGTCTGAAAGTGACTGGCGTATTAAGAACGAAAGCACTGTGTATCAGGATGTTTATTTTAAAAGACGCCTACCACAATCGGTTAACTGTCGCAATTGTAGAAATTCAAAGCCTGTTGTAGAAAGTAATGGAGCCACTTGGTTCTGCTCCAGAAGAAACAAGGCACTAACTTTTGAAGAGCAGAGAAGTGCATGCGATGACCATTTGTGGATACCTGCATTGGTTAATGCTGATTACTTACCCGATGAAAGCACTGAGGATGAAGTTGCTTATCGAGTTGGTATCATGAAGATCTTTAATGTGATCTCGAGCAAGCGAGGAGAACATCGTTACACCAGTTGTGAAATGCGTGAACTATCCAAGACTGGTTTTGATTTAGAGATGATAGAGAGTATGGAGCCTATTAGAAATGAATTTGATGGAACTTATGTTGAGGTGAAAGATGAGGGAACCGTTCCGTTTTAAGCTGTCTTCTCTTGGACTACGTCTGCTCTTGGGTTTTTTACTATTACTATTACCGTTCCAGGGTACAGGGCTTCAACTAGTTTTTTCTTTAACTTAAAGACCTGAGTGAGCACACCCTTGGTATCCTCTACCACTGTCTCGCCATTTACTTTGTATCTAAAGTCAGCAATGTATTTGCATATGTGTTTGCCTTCAACTTCACACTTGTAAGGAATCTGTACTTCTAGATCAGTAATGTGGCCACTGTTCTCTAATGCTTTGAGAATCTTGTATCGAGCGCCTTCTAGTTTGGAATCAAATACAATGCCATCGTACTCAACCTTGATTGCTTTGTATTTTGACTTTCTTCGGAGGGTCACCGCACACCCATCAGTTTATCTATCTCAACTTGTCTTAATACATCATCGGACTGTCGATTAAATAAAGATGATCGAGTCGGAAGTTTGATTGGTTCTGGCGGCTCAAACAAACTGGTGTCTGGTTGTGCTGAAATTGCTGGCAATCTGTTTGGCGTAATGTCTGGCAAAGGCCTTCCAAAAACTTTAGTCGCTTCTGTCTGTATCATCGACATGTCAATCGGGTTTGCAGCTTTAGTTGCAGTCTCTTGCTGTGCCTGGACAATCGTTTCTTTTGATGGGAAGAAAGGCACAAACTGACCCCTCATAACCTTTTCATACTTGGGCGTCTTAGCTCGCTTCAATGGTTTTGCTATCTCTGAATCGGTCAGACCAAGTGCTCTTGCATCTTCAATTGCTATTGATAAATCTCTCAACGCTTTGAATCGCTGCTCATTGCTCAAGACATAGGCTTTGGTTATATCCTCTGCACTTTTGGGGCTACGACTTCGAGCAACTGAATTAAATATTCTAGCTGCTTGCCTAACATTATCTGATGCTTCAACACCTCGATAATACAATGTGTTTTCTAACTGAGGTTTTAATATCTTTACACCACTCAAGGACTCAGCAAACGTACCTGCTGTATTTAACCTTTCTCCTCTTCGATTCCTCATGGTGGCTGGATCCATTCCAAACGCTAGTCCAACTG